TTTGGTGAGCAGGCTTCAAAAAGAGAGATTGTACTTGATGAATATGAGAAGTCAGTATTATTGACCCAAGCTCAGGACATCGTAGTCAAGTCTTACTTTGATGGCGCACTCAACCAGCAAGGACAAGGTTTTGATGATAGCACTAGAAGGCAGATGGACTTCAGCTCTCTTATTAAGATTGCCACACTGGAGCCTCTAGTTGGAGATACTCAAATCTTTGATGAAAGAGGTATCGTATATCAGCTTCCTAGAAAGGTCGTTGACAATGCAGAAGTTGAGGGAACTACAGATGTTCTGTTCATTCTTAATGAGAAGCTATCTCAAAAGACTGACAATGCTGTTTGGAAAAGAGAAGGTTATGAGTCAGTAGAAGGTGATTACACTAATGCCGTAGCAAGCACTCTAACTAAGGATGACACCATTGGTGGTGGAAGTACATGTGCCTCTATAGAGGACGCAGAGAGTGTAGGTTGGAAGTGGTATCCTGCAAAGTATAAGGAGTATGTGATTGTCCCAATCTCATACAAGGAGTATGACAGGGAAATGAGCAAGCCTTATGCACAGCCTCTTAAGAAGCAAGCATGGAGACTCTTCCAAAATCAGGCTACAGGTTTTGACATTAACTCAGAGCTTATTCCTAGGTTCAATGTTAATGTACAAGACAATGGAACCTTCGTTTATAAGATAAGGTATGTGAAGAGACCGCAGCCTATTGTACTCGAAGACCTTCCTAACAACCTTGAGATTGATGGTGTAACAACAGAGTCTGAGTGTGAACTGAACCCCATTATCCACATGGATATTCTGAACAAGGCAGTTGAATTGGCAATTGCTACTAGAGGGGGGGTCACACAGCCAAGCAGCAGCGACACTAGACAACAATAGTCAACCTAACAGATAACCATTATGACACTAGAGGAGTTTTCAAACGGGTTTGATACCCTAGTCAACAGCTACAGAAGATTTAAGGATTTCGACAAACAAGAGCAACTTGATAGTATTGAGTTTGACGAGTATGAGAAGTCCTTCTATCTAACTAAGGCACAAGAAGAGGTAGTGGTTAATTTCTACAATGGAAAGAACCCCTATGGGGACTCCTTTGAGAGCACTGAAGAAATGAGAAGGTACCTTGAAAGTCTAGTTAAGACCAAGGTTTACTCAACTGAAGAGCAAGTCAATGGTACTGGGGTGTCTATTGGTTCAGTGTTCTACCAACTACCTGAAGATGTGGCATTCATTACAATGGAGCAAGTCACCTATGAGGATGAAGCCCTAGGATGCTATAGTGGTAGTACTGCTACTGTATATCCAGTTACTCAGGATGAATACAGCAGAATAAAAAACAACCCCTTTAGGGGTCCAACTAGGTACAAGGCAATAAGGCTTGATACAGGAAACAATACTGTAGAGCTAGTCTCTAAGTATAAGATAGGTGAATACCTATTGAAGTACCTTTCAAGACCTGAGCCTATAATCCTAGAAGATTTACCCAATGACCTCACTATTGAGGGAAGAGGGAAACATTCAGAGTGTAAGCTCAATTCAATATTACATGACACTATCCTTGAGAGAGCTGTACAAATGGCTCTTCAAGCTAAGGGAATAAGTGTGAACAAGTAACATATTGTTTAACTAAACATTTACAACAATGAACATTTTTACAGCGAATCAAGTGAACCAAGTTTATGTGCTGAAGTCAGATAGCACAGTTGTGGCAAATCTTGATGCAAACAATCAGATTACCAAGGCTAACAACCTAGGTTCTGTTGGTTTAGGAAAGACAGCAGATGGTAAGAGCATCTACTTTAAGCACCTTGGTGCAGGCGGTCTAGTAAGGAGTGACCTTATTGAGATTGCTAACATCATTGACATCAAGGCAACTCCTGCTAGCGCAATGGCTAGGAGCCTAATGTCAGCTAAGGTGACTTTGAATGCAGAGGCTCTTAACAACAGCAAGCCTATTGCTGGTGAGGACTTTGTTCTAAGGATTAAGTTCCAGAACCCAATTGGAATGTCTCCTGAGAACCAGTATTGGAAGTATGGAGTTGTTCATGCAACAGCTTCAATGACTGCTTCTGAGTTCTATCTGAAGATGGCTAGCAGCATTGCTAAGAACATGTCAAGGGAGGCTGTGCAGCTTGTTAAGGTGTATGTAACTTACAGCAGCAGCAAGACTGAGATTACAGCTGCAAGCGATGTAACTAACACAACTACTTTCAACCAGACCTACACAGGTATTCAGATTGAGGAAGTTGAGCAGGATTGGATTCTTGGTATCAAGCAGCAGAAACCAGTTCTCTTCACTGTTGAGCCTACTTGGGTGAACAATGGAACTGATGAGGTAGTTTGGGGTGATGTTATTTATAGTGATAAGAGGAAGACTACTGGAGGTGCTTCACCTGCTAATAGTATTGTTGCCTCTGGACAACCAGCAACTGCTGGTGCAGTTGTAAACAGCAAGCTCATGGCAGACTACGAGTACTTCTACATGGGTGAGAGAGGAGACCAGTACAGGATGGTTAATTGGCCTAACTATGTCCCAACAACTTACCTTGTTGATGCTAACTGGCAGTATGGATATGACACTGTTGCTATCCACTATGCTTATGTAGGAGCTAATCACAGTGTGCAGAAGTCAGAGAAGGACATCACATTTGTTGTGCCTAGAGCAAGCACAGATAATACTGCCTCAGCAGTTGGTGCTCTTGCTGCAAGCATTCTAGCAGCAATTAAGGCAGCTCTACCAACAGCAGGTCTTGTGAAGGTTAGTGGTGCCATCACTAGTGGTAATGTTCCTGAGTTTGATGGTACTACAGGTGCTATCAAGGATTCTGGAAAGGCAGCTAGTGACATCCCTGATGGCACCTCTGGCGAGAATGGTGGAAATGATGCCACCTAAAGAAACAACTATTACTAATAAGGAGGAGGGAGGCTTGGGTTCCAGTCTCCCCCTTTTAGTTTATACAAGAATATGATACACTTTAACGAATTAAGAATTACTTCAGATGGACAACATCTTATCATAGATGTAAGTGTCCTAAGTGAGAGTTATTACAAGAATGTCTATATAGATAGCATTGTCATTGACAATCAAGATACCTATGTAGGTGGTGGTCCTAGTAGTAACCCTGTGTATCAATACTCTGTCCCTGATGTAATGTCTAAGCTCACAAAGAAATATGTCAGCTCTAAGCATGTGAGACTTGACCTTACTCCTACTGACCTTCCCCTTAATAGTTTACTATTTGTCTATGTTAGGACAAAGGGTGCTCCAGCAGCAGATACTCCATGTGGTCTTGACAACATGACTACACTAGGAACTGTTACAAATATGTACCCATTCTATCAACAGGCAATGAACTACATAGGAGAGTTAGCTAACAATTGTTCTGTGTCACAAAACTTCACTGATTATATCCTGAAGATGAAGGGATTAGAACTTGCAGTAAGAACAGGAAACTACACTGATGCCATCAAGTTCTATAACAAGTTCTTCAATGGGAAGGAGAATACAGTGGTAAGAAAAGGAGGATGTAGCTGTGGAAATACTTAATGATGTTTTCAAGTCAGTGAGCATCTACTTCAACACACTTACCCAACTAGGGTATAAGAAACAGACAGATGTAGAGAAGCTGCTTGTGTATAACTTCATTGAGGAAATGCTCACAGGAGAAATGAGATACTTTATCACAGAAGAGGATTATAGAAAGATTGAGCAGGCACTATCATGCCTATATGGCTCAAGCTGTCTATTGCCTTATCCTCAATATGCTAACGATGATTATCTCTTTGGTCATGTAGAAAGTGGTGGGCTTATTAGTCCTAGAATTACAGAGGATAGTAACATAAGGTTCACTGAAGATGACAGAATTAGATTTAAGACTTCTAATTACGATAGATAATTAAACTAGTTATAGTGTTGCGAGGTTAAATTATTTTTATTAACTTTGCAACACTATTTTAGTTAGATACTATGGTAACGGGAGTTATATATAAGTACACAAGTCCAGATGGAGGAATTTATATAGGGCAAACAATAGATGAATGCCGCCGTAGAGGTTCCTTCTTTTTGGCTAAACATTATGCAGGCTACAAAATAGATAAAGCAAGAGAGAAGTTTGGACCTGAGAACTTTCAGTATGAAAGGCTAGTTATCAAGAACTATATAAATATGGATATAGCTCAGAGGGAACTAGACATCTTGGAAGATTATTACATCAAGAAGTATGACTCTATTAGATGCGGATATAATACCAAAATAGGAAATCATATTAGAAAGAAACTAGTCATGGGGTATAACCCAGATAGACAATACAATGATTATCACTACAGAGTAAGGCACCCAAAGAAGGTTCTCAGTGCTGTTGGTAAGAAGGCAGTATTACAATATGACTTGCAAGGTAACTTTATTACAAGATTTAACAGCATAATGGAGGCTAGTAGAATAACAAAAATTAACCCAAGCAATATTTCCAGATGTTGTAAGGGACTCATAACTAGAGCTAGAAACTTTATATTCAAATTTGAATAATATGAGCACATACAGACAATTGACCTATATGGTTCTTGATGAGCTTAAGATTGTGTCAGATGATAGTCACTTTCAGGAAGAGCATGTACTATTTCTATTAGATAAGTACAGGTCGTTCCTGTTAGCTCAAAGGTATAAAGATATAAGGAAAGAGATGCCAGAGTCTAACTATCAGACAATATGTGTTGACTTAAAGCAAGTTAATGCTATTGATGGTATCCCTTGTACAGGTGCAGACTACATGAAGTCTCTTCAAGAGATT